CGGCGGCAACCTTTATCCCTGAAATTTGGTCTGATGAAATCGTTGCGGCCTACAAGAAGAATCTTGTTCTGGCTAATCTGGTTACGAAGATGAGTTTCAAAGGCAAGAAAGGTGACACCGTTCACATTCCTGCGCCTTATCGTGGCACTGCCTCTGCTAAAGCAGCAAGCACAGCCGTTACCCTGATTGCAGCTACTGAGACTACCGTTGACGTTTCCATCAACAAGCACTATGAATATAGCCGCTTGATTGAGGACATCGTTGAAGCACAAGCTCTGAATAGCCTGCGCTCGTTCTATACTGCTGATGCTGGTTATGCCTTGGCGAAACAAATTGATAGCGATTTGGTTCAGCTTGGTCGTAACTTCAACGGCGGTACTGCTGCAAGCGCTCGTTACACTGCTGCTTACATTGGTGGTGATGGCACTACCACTTTTGACTACTCTGCCAATACCAACACTGGTAACGCCTCTGCTCTGACTGATGTGGCTATTCGCCGCACCATCCAGCGCCTGGACGATAACGATGTTCCTATGGACGGACGTTTCTTCATCATTCCTCCTTCTAGCCGCAATACGTTGATGGGCCTTGCCCGTTACACTGAGCAGGCTTTTGTTGGCAATGGTGATGCAATCCGTAATGGCGAAATTGGTCAACTGTACGGCATGGCTGTCTTTGCTACCAGCAACGCTGACTCTGCATCTGCTACCGCTGCATTCCCTGCAAGCGGCACTGCAATTGCCCGTGTCTGCTTGATGGGCCACAAAGACGCTTTGGTCTTGGTTGAGCAAGTTGGTGTTCGCACTCAGACTCAGTACAAGCAAGAATACCTTGCTACGTTGCTGACCGCCGATACTTTGTACGGTGTGAAATCTCTGCGTGATAGCGCTACCGCTGGCGAGCCTAACTCGTCCGCAGCATTTGCCCTGGTCGTACCAAGCTAATGGTAATCCCCCTGCCTAACGGTGGGGGGTTCTTTTTTAAGGAGTACAAATATGGCTGCTGCTACCGCTGTTGTTTCCCGTCGTGGAACCGACCAATTCCGAGGTTTGTTTTCAGATACATGGTCTGTATCTGCAACTCTTAATGCATCGTCCCTTGCGGATGGTGTGGGTGAGACAAACACCATTGCAGTTCCTGGCGTTAAGCTGGGCGATATTGTGATGAATGTAAGTATGGGTGTTGATGTCTCTGGCATTAGCATTACACCTTATGTTAGTGCTGCTGATGTGGTATCAATTCGTTTTCAAAATGAATCTGGTGGTACATTGGATTTGGCAAGCACTACTGTTAAGTGTGTTGTTGTCCGTACAGTGTAAAGATAGGGGGGCTTGCTCCCCTTTCTTGTTTTAAGGATTTTTATGGCTCAGTTCAAGTGTTTGTTGAGTGGTAATTTTGTTAACTTTAATGCGGAATACGATATTGAAGTTATGATGAAACATCCTGAATACGAACTGGTTAAAGAAGAGTCCTCAAAACAAGAAGATGTTAAAAAATCTGTAGGCCGTCCTAAAAAGGTGCAAGAGCATGACCGAGATTAGTCCAAGAGAATTTGGAAAGTTAGAGGCTCAGGTAGAGGCTCTACAGGAGCAAGTGTCTCAGTTATCCAAAGATGTGAAAACACTTCTTGAAATGGCAAACCAAAGCAAAGGTGGCCTCTGGGTCGGAATGTCAATAGCATCTGCTATCGGTGGTGCTATCACCTTCTTTGCCACTAAGATACTGCGATGAAAGAAGGTCTACTCTCTGGTGTGACTTGCCCTGTGTCTACACAGAACATCTCTATTAACCTGAAAAATAGAAACCATGCCTTCAAAGAGTACGGCTATGGCCCTCCTAATCCCAGTGAGGCAAATGATGCATTTTGGCTAAAGAAAGCCAAGATGTATAACGCTCCTACTGCAACCATCAAAGGTATGCGCTGCGGGAACTGTGCTGCATTCATTCAGACTCCCAAGATGATGGCTTGCATTACGCAGGGTCTTGAGAAAGATGAAGAAGGCTTATCTTATGACCAGCAGTTCATAAAAGCAGCAGACCTTGGATACTGCGATTTGTTCCAATTCACTTGTGCAGCGGCCCGTACTTGTGATGCCTGGAAATCTGGTGGGCCTATCACTAAGGATAAAGCATGATGTACGGTAAAACAGCTAAACCAGCAGCAAAAGCTGCATCTAAGAAAAAAGCTATGCCATTGACCATTATGGTCGCAGTTGGCAAGCCAAAAATGTCTTTGCCTATTCGCGGTCAGCGCACGGCTACTAACATGATGAAGAAGTCAGGTCGAGGCAAATAATGGCATCTCTATCAACACCCATAACTCTATTAAACGCAGTAGGCGCTACTGGCGCATCTCCGGCAGTTCAAGTTGATGCTGGTAATCCCGCATTCTTGCAAGTTTCAGGCATTACATCAGCTACTGTTGCATTGCAAGGTAGTCTTGATGGCACAAACTGGGCAACTATTGGAACAGCATTGACTGCTAACGGAATCGTTACTGTACAAAATGCTCCAACATATTTGCGCGCAAATTGCACTGTTTATGTAACAGGCACAATTACTGCCAAGATTCTGTACTAAGGACTAGCCATGAAAAAGCCCACAATGGCCCAAAAAAAGGTCAGTAAAGTAATGAAAGAGTACGGCAAAGGTGAACTTCACTCTGGCTCTAAAAAAGGCCCATTGGTGAAGTCACAGAAGCAGGCTATTGCCATTGCCCTGTCTGAGGCTGGCAAATCCAAGCCAATGAAGAAGATGAAATGAAACAAGGTCTTTACGCTAATATTCATGCCAAACAAGCCCGAATTAAGGCTGGTTCTGGTGAAAAAATGAACAAGGTTGGGGCTAAGGCCGCACCTACTGCTGCTGATTTCAAGCAGGCAGCAAAGACTGCAAAGAAGGCAAAAAAGGTGAAATAGATGAAATCTCCAACTTGGCAAACAAAAGCTGGTCAAAATCCAAAAGGCGGCTTGAATGCCAAGGGCAGAGCATCTTATAATGCCGAAACTGGCGGCAACTTGAAAGCACCAGTAAAGTCAGGTGACAACCCTCGACGGGCCTCCTTTTTAGCACGGATGGGCAATATGCCAGGGCCGGAGCAAAAAGATGGTAAACCAACCCGTCTGCTGCTCTCGCTTGAAGCGTGGGGCGCGTCCTCCAAGGAAGATGCCAAGGCTAAGGCCAAGGCAATTACTCGCAGGAACAAGGCGAAAAAATGAGAGCATTGTCAGTTGGTGCAAATCTAACAGCAAATACGCTGACAACCCTGTATACAGTGCCAAAAGGGTACTATGCAAGGGTGGTATTGCTGCGGGCAGTCAATACAGGCTCACAAAAGCATATTTCTTTTGATTGGGTTGACACCTCTGCATCTACTACATATTCGCTTGTATATCAAACTGCTTTGACCACAAAAACCACCCAAGATTGGGGTGGGACATCATACTTTGTGATGGAGGAAGGTGACATACTAAAAGCAACATCTGAAAGTGCATCCACTTTTTCCGTTGTAGTTACCATTGAAGAAGAAGGATTAACACGCACATGACTTACCTAGAACTTGTCAATGATGTCCTTATTCGGTTGCGTGAGGCTACAGTCACAACTGTTTCTGAGACAACCTATTCAACCCTAATTGGCAAATTTGTAAACGATGCAAAACGCCAAGTAGAAGATGCGTTTCCTTGGAACATTCTTAGCAAAGACATCACTGTAACCACTTCTGCTGGAACTTACAAATATTCGCTAATAGGTGCTGGACAGAAGTTCCAGGTCTTGGATGCCATCAACTCTACATCCAACATCCCACTGGAGAATATCAGTTTTGTGCAGATGAATCGTTACCAGAACTATGCAATTGTTCCAGCATCGACTATCCCTAACCAATACGTCTTTGATGGAGTGGATTCTAACTACGATGCAAAGGTGACGCTGTATCCTCGTCCAGATGGCGTTTACAGCCTTCTTTTCTCGTTGGCAGTGCCACAGGCCGCCCTGTCTTCTGATAGCACCATATGCCTCGTTCCTGATGTGTTGGTGGCACAGAATGCTTATTCCCGCGCATTGGTTGAGCGCGGTGAAGATGGTGCAATGAATTCTTCTGAAGCCTTCCTGCTATACAAGTCAATGCTCTCTGACTACGTTGCATTGGAAGGCACTCGTTTCCCTGATTACGATGGGTTTGTAGCAACATGAGCCAACCACTACAGTCCTACAGCGTATCAGCGCCTGGGTTCTATGGGTTAAACACCCAAGATTCCCCGTTGGACTTGGCTTCAGGTTTTGCGTCTATTGCTACCAATGCAATCATTGACCAGTACGGACGCATTGGCTCTCGCAAGGGTTACTCAAGGGTAAATCCATCTAGCGGAACTCTTGGCGCTAACAATGTTGGCGTAATCCATGAATTGGTGCAGACTGATGGAACTTTGACCATCCTGTTTGCTGGCAATGCAAAACTGTTCAAACTTGGAACTGCCAATGCTGTTACCCAGCTTACCTATGGGGGGGGAGGGTCTGCTCCAACAATCACGGCAAATGATTGGCAGATATGCTCTCTCAACGGCATTGCTTACTTCTTCCAAACTGGTCACGACCCACTCATTTACGACCCTACTGTTAGCACTACCACCTATCGCAGAGTAAGTGAAAAGTCTGGCTATACAGGCACTGTGCCATTAGCAAACATTGGAATCTCTGCCTTTGGTCGTATCTGGGTAGCAAGCACTACCACTGATAATACAACCATCACTTTCTCTGACCTTCTTGCTGGTCATGTATGGAGTGGAGGAACTTCAGGAACATTGGATGTAAGCCGTGTTTGGCCTAACGGAGCAGACCAGATTGTTGGCCTAGCTTCACATAATGGATTCCTGTTCATCTTTGGTAAGCGTCAAATCCTTATCTATGCCAATGCTACTACACCTGCAACTATGCAGTTGAGTGACTCTATTTCCAGCGTTGGATGCCTTGGTCGTGACACCATCCACACTACAGGTAGCGACATTGTTTTCCTGTCAAACAGTGGAGTACGTTCACTGCTGCGTACTATTCAGGAAAAGTCTGCGCCTTTGCGTGACCTATCTAAGAATGTCCGCAATGACTTAATGGCATCCTTGTCCTCTGAGACGTTGGCTAACTGCAAGGCTGTTTACTCTGAAATCAATGGCTTCTATTTGCTCACTCTTCCAGTTGCAAGCCAAGTCTATGTTTTTGATACCAAAGCACAACTTCAGGATGGGTCTGCACGGGTAACAATATGGGACTCTCTTAATCCAACTTGTTTGCTATCTCGCCGTAATGGTGACCTGCTCATAGGCAAGTCTGGATACATTGGAAA